ACTGGTTTGAATTATATTTAAGTAATAAAATGTTTGATTCAAATGATTTCCAATTATGTAATCAACTTATTACTCAATATTCATATACAAATAGTTTAAATAATAAAATCATTGATTATTTATATACAAGCTATAATTATTTTAATAATTTAAGAAGTAATAAAACATATTATAATCTATATGAAGTACAACAATATTTGGAATATGTAAGTAATGATATTAAATTTATAACACAATCAAATTATGATATGGATGTAATATACAATTACTGTATACAAAACAATATTAGTAATTATTTAGAATATCAATTAAATGGATTATTATATGATGCATTATTTATATTTAATATAATAGAACAACTATATTCAAATAATTTTACATATTTTACTTTTTTTAAAAAGTATTTATTACAAAAAAATAATGTACCAAATACAGATTATGTTGTAAATTTTAATAACTCATACAATGAATGGTCAAATTATTTGAATAATAATATTAATCCATTAATAATTAATTCAAAATTACAAATATTTGATTTATATAAGAGACAATATTCTATAACACAAAATAAAATTAATTTATTATTTAATACACTAATAATTAAAGATCCTACTATATTATATATAATATTAAGCACATTTATAAATAAATATGATGAAACAAAAACACAAGTTAATTTTGATGATTATAATCAAACATCAAGTGTTTTAACACTATTGAATAATAGTATAAATGGACAAGTTAATAATTATTCATCTTTAATTAGATTAAATTCAACAATTCAAAATACAATTAATATATCTAAAACAACAATAATTTATCCAGTAGATTTGATGTTAATATATCCATATTTAGCATATAAATTGGTTGAAAAAATTGTTAATTTGTCATATTTTAATGATAATATTTTTTTAATTTATTGGAGAAATAAAATAAATAATTTTTATTTTTTAAATTATTTACAAAATATGACAAATAATGAAGCAAATAATGATTTAAATGATTCAATAGAATTAGAAAGAAGATTAACATTTTATGTAAACTTATGTTCAAATAAAATAATGTTTTTAAAACAAATAAAAAAATATTTTGTAGAATTATTTTATTCAACAAGTTTTTTTGGTGTTATAAATATGTTAGATACAGAATTTACAAATTTAAAAAATTTAATAAATAATATTGAATTTACAAATTTTAATGTAAATAATCAACCAATTAGTTTAAATAATAATTTAATAAAAAATTATACCAATTTTAAAATTGAAACAACATATGATATATTAGATTTTAGTTTATTAAATAATACTATAACAATTAATAATTGGTACAATAATAATAAATATAATTCTGAATACAGTATAGTAAATAAAACAACAAATTTAATTTATATTGTTAATAAATTTACATTAAATAATACAACATTAACATTATATTTTAATATTACAATAGATTTAAATAATCAATCAAATTTTACTTTATTAGAGAGACATCAAATTGATGTACCGATTGTAAATTTTGTGTCATCAACCCAAACAAATTATAATAATGTAGTTTTGATTAATTTATATAATGTTGTGAATAATAATATTTTAAATGATAATATTGTTGATGAATTTAGATTTAATGTTTCAAATTTTAATTTTACAACTACAAATATTATAACAAATTATTTTAATTATCTTAAAGTATTAACAATAAAAACAGAAAAATATACATATCATTATTTAGTTGAAGTAGAGAATGATCAAAATGATTATAAAATAACTTCAAATTATGATCAAGTATTTATCAAAGATACTATTATAGAAATAAATTTAGAATTAATTAATTTAATTTATACTGATATTGGATCAATAGATTCAAATACAATAGATAATAAAATATTTCCAGTACCAATAAGTCAAAATTGGAATTATGATTCTACCAGAACATACTGGTTAGTAATAAATAATGATTACCATTTATTGAAATATGATAATGGAAATTTTGTTGTATTTGATAATTTAATTAGTGGTTTATATGTAATTAGAGAAATTGATAATAGTTATATACCTTCAATATTTAATTATTGTAATTTTTATATGAATTCAATAAAGGTATCTGATTTATTTGATTTTTTTATTCAATCTACATTTATTTTATTAGGAAAAACTGATTTAAATAATATAACACAAAAACCATATATATATGTTTATAATTTACCATTTAATACTAATAAAACAACTAAATACTATATAAATAATTATCAAGTAAATTTATTAATACCTCTAAATACAAATCAATTTTTTAGTAAAAAAATAACTCCAATTTTTAACTATGAAATTATTAAAAGTAATAATAATATTGGTTTTATAGATTCTATGATTAATTTATTTGATATACAATTTAGTGATCCTGATTATATCAATATAATTAATGTTATTGAACAAGCACAAAATGAAATATTAAATTTAAATTTATCTATATTAAATGATGTTGATATTTATGGTAAAACATCTATAGAAATAATTAATAATACAAAAAAAATAAATGAATTTGATTTAACAATTTTTAACAATGATGACTATAATAAATTTAGTAAATTATGTATTGATATTTATGGTAATAATTCATCAGTAATTAGTAATGGAATAATACAAAACATATCATATAATATTTTAAGTATACCAAATATATTATATAAGGGTTCTAGTAAAGTAAGTTCTAGTCTCACAAATTATTTAAATGCAATACAAAATTATTATCAAGAACAATTAACTTATGTTAATAATAATACTGATTATCTTTTATTAACAAATAAAAATGGTTATAAACAATCATATAACAATATACCTGATTTTAATAATACAATTCAAAATACATTTTTTAGTTGTGATAATTTTACATATACAACATTATTTCCAATTAATAATGAAAATATCAGTTCAATTTATTTTAATAATATAGCATTTGATATTTCAAATACATCAATAAATACATATTCATTTAAAAGTAATTTAATGGATGGTATTATAAATTATGATAAAAATATCAATGTTGAATTAATTGAATTAAATAATGATAATATTAATTTGGATAAATTTAATTTTATTGGTGATATTTATTTAGATTCTAACACAATAATAAATTTTAATAATATAATCGATATATCAGGATATAATTACATATTATTTGATAATGAAAAAATATATGAAATAAATAATTATCCACCTATTTTGATAAATCAAAATAATAAATTCGGATATTTGTATAATTTAGTTAAGACAAATTTGTTTGAAAATTTTATTTTTCTTGGTGAAACATTATATTATTATAAAATCCAACTCATTTTAAATAACCAATCTATTTTAGATTTAGGAAATGTATTATACAATAATAATAAAATTTACTTTTTTGTAACTAAAGATTCAACAAATAATATTATAGAAATCATATCAACTAATATTTTTGATTTTACACTAAATAGTTTTTTAGTTGGAACAATAATTCCTAATAATTTAAATGATATTTTGTATTATAATTTTAATAATATTTCTTCATATAATTTTTTATCTATTAATAGTAGTAAGATTTTAGAAACATATATTTTTACACATTATACTTCAAATAATATTTCAAAAAATAATTTTCTAATAGATAATTGTTATGAACCAATAATAAAAAAAATAAATCAATATACATTTATAAATATTAAAACAAAAAATAATATATCAATTGAATACTATGATAATAACAAATATAAAAAAATTCCACCATTTAAAATAGACAAAACTAATTATATAATTTCAACAACTGACCAAGAAACATTTAATAAATATAAAGATACAAGCTATATAAAACTAGATAAATATATACTTAAACCAAATCAATTAGTTAATAATATATTAAATGAAAATAATTATTCATTATCAATACTACCAAATTTAGACTTAAAATTAATTGAAATAGATGTATCCGGTATTTTAATTATTAATCGTAATGTTATAACTATAAATTTCGATGATATATCAAATCTATATTCTAATTCATATTATTTGATAAATAATAGGTTTATTTATTTAAATAATATAGCTTCTAAAATTTTAATAAATGAAACAAATACAAAATATTATGTTAGTGGTATATTTTCAGTAATTTATTTATTGAATGACGATCATATAAATAAAAATTTACCAATGATATCAAAATATAAAAATATAGATTTACAAGATAATTTTTTAGAAAATAAATTATATGGTACTATTAACGTAATAAAAGATAATTATGTAATAAATTCAATAATTGATAAAAGAAACTTGCTTATTTTTGATTATACTGATACAGATATTGATTTATTAGGTAAAAATGAATATAAAGTTGAACTTGTTTTTAAGAATGATGAAAAAAATTTTATTAGACCAATAATATTAAAGAATAATACACAAAATATTAATGTTCCTGTAGCATCATTTAAATTTACTTTTGGTACTACTATTTATTATGATTCATTAATTGTATTAGATCATATTCCAGAAATAAACGAAAATTTTTCAACAATTGAATTTACATTCAGTATACCTGTTACAAGTTTAGAATCACTAAATTCATCAATTAATATTTTTTCAAATACAACATTCAGTATAAATTCTTTAAGTTTTAATAATGTAGAAAATTTAACTTTCAATAATTATTATTTATTTAAATTATTGTTAAATAGTATTTATCCAATATATTTTTGGCTTTATATTTCAAATACTAAATTTATATATACAGTATCTAATATATCAGAACCAGTTTATTTAAAAAATATTCAAAATAATATTATCATAAATGTTTTATCAAATATAGAATTATTAGGGTCAATACCAAATATAACAACACAAACAAATGATAAAATATTTTTATCAAATATATTTTTCAAAGATTATAATAGAACTATACAATCTCAATATTATATAACAAATTTTTATAAAGATGAAACATATAATATGAAGATTTTAGATTATAACTTTGATAGATCAATAAAAATTTTGCCAAAATTAAAACTAATTGAAAGAAGATTTATTCAAAGTTTTAATAATAGTTTTATATATTTAGATTCTAATATTATAAAAATAATAAACAGTGCAGTATTTATAATTATTTACAATGATAATAATTATTTTTTAATAAACAATGTTATAACAAATAGTGAAGGATTATATTTAAATATATATAATCAATCAAATATAAATACAGAAAAAGATATTATAATATATTATTCACTAAATGAAATACATTACAATAAAAATAATATTGTTATATACAAAGATAAACAATTAAATTATAAAATAATCAATTATGAATTTAATGACTTAAAAATGAATGAAATAATTATTATTGATAATAATTTATTTTTAGTTTTAGGTTTAGATACATATAATGATATTTATGATTTACAATTATTAAGTTTAGATTATAATGAAATTAAAAAAAATGTATCTGGTTATTATTCATTAGGAATTATTGATTATTTAGATGAATTTGTTATAGATGAAGACAAAGATGAACCTTTAATATATAATAGTGACTCAAATAAACTTTTAAAAGGTGATTATTTTTTAAAAAATGGTATGTTATATATTTTAACTAATAATATTTTACAATCTGATATTTTTTGTTTTAAACATAAGGGAACGTATTATGAATTAATTTGTATAAATTATCGATATTATTACTATAATAATTTTAATTTACTAAAAATTTTAGATAATTTATATTTTAACAATGGTTTATATAAAATAAAGTTTATAAAAAATCATGAAATAATATTTTATGATAATCCAAATTTAAATGATGGATTTTATAATTTTTACTATCCTATTCAACCATTTTATTTGAGTGATATTACTATAAATAGCAATGGTTTTATTACTAATAAAAATTTCTTAAATACTGATTTAATTGAAGTTGATTATAATTTTTATTATGTTAATAATCAAGAAATAATAAATTTACCTAAAATATATTATAACAAAACATTAATTGTAAGATATTATAGTTTTAATAATAATAAAAATTTTTTTAGCAATGATATATATCCTAAAAATTCAAATATAACAAATGACATTGTTGTAAAAATTGATTCAACTATAATAAATTCAAAAAGTTTATTATTAAATTTAGATTTTATTATTCAAGACTATTTTTATTATTTACAACCTATAAAAATCAATTCAACCATTAATTATGTAAAAACATTATCATATCGTGATACTACAATATTTCTTGAAGTTATTAATGATATTAAAATATCAGGAAATTGTGTTGTAAAATTTACACCTTTAATTATTTATTTACAAAATACATATTCAATATTAAATGTTCAAAATTATCAATCACCTGTTTATCAAGATACAATAAAAAAATTTAAATATATGATAAATAATTCAAAGTTAACAAATATCATAATAAATAATAATGATGCTGTTGATACAAATTTTGTTAATAACTATGTTCCAGAAGATGAACATCAACTTGAATTAGAGTCATATCACTTATTATTAGAAATAACAGTGAAAAATGAATTCATTACACACTTTGTTCAAATTTTATATCCGAATAAATTAAAATTATATACAAATATTATGTATGAATCATCTACATTTTATTTAGATAAGATATATCCAATTATTATTGATTTTGTTAATTTTAATTATTATTTTACTTCAATAAATTATTTTAAAGTTACAGAAATGTTAGATACAAATAAAAATGAAATATTAATTTGGCATAAATATGATATTACAACAGTAGGTTCACCAATTAATGTAAATAATAAATTTAAAATTGAAATAATTAATGGTGTACAATTTATTGGTAAAAATATTTATTTAATAGAAAAAATTAGTGATCCGTTAATTATTGTTTCTGAAAATAATAAATATTATTTAGTAAGTGATAATTATTTAGGTAATAATATAAAAACAATATATTTATATGATCTTAATTATATAAAAACATATGTATTAAATAATACAAAATGGTTATCTGAATATAATAACCATAAAGATACACAAATATTAGATTTATTTAATTTTAATAATAATAATCTATTTACAGAAAAAATAATAATTCCAGTTATTGTTTCTTTAATAAATGTAGGCGATTACTATAAATATGAAATAAAATCAATTAATGGTGATATTTTAATTTTAGATTCAAATAATACATATTATATTGATAATTTATATTTAAAAATAGAACAAACTTATGTTTATAACAATCAATCACTAATATTTACAAAATCAGAAATATCAAATTTAAATACTCAATTATTTATACTAAATGAAATAAATATAGATAATTTTAATAAAATTAGATTAAGTAAAACAATTCCCGAAATTATAAACAAAATAAAAACCGAAACAAATATAACACCATCAATAATTTTTAATTCAATAAAAACATGGTCATACTGGTCAATTTTATCTTTTTATGAAAATACAAAGATACAAAGTTTATTGAATAAAGGAAAAATAATTTATATACTTAATAATTTTCAAAAAGATACATCTGATATTTATTTTACAAACGATGAATTATCTTATCTTAAAAACTTGTTAATTTATATAAATACAAATATTAGTGAATATAATAAATTACTAACACAAAAAGATATTTTTGAGGATTTAATTTATGAATTAAAATTTTGGCTTAATGATTATTCTTTTTGGGATAATGTCAAAGATTCTATAAATTTATTTTTGAAAGATTATAATTATAATAATGTTTATTTTAATGGTAATTGTTTAGTATTTACTGATGAAGATGAAACAGATACAACTAAAAATTTAAATAGTAATGGTATTAATGCAATAAGCAGAAAATATGTATTAAATAATCAATATATTCTGGAAAATAAATTTACAATATCGAGAGATATGTCATTAATTACAAATGAAGTTTATAATTTTTCAAATAATATTCAAAACAACAGTTATTATGGAATTGAAATTAATAATTTATTGAAATTTTTATCAGATCAAGGAGAAAATTATAAAAAGTTTATTTCTGATATAAATTTTGTTGATGATAATTATTATTCATATTTTAGTGTTGATAAATTAGTGATAAATAATATTTGGTTAAATTATAAATCACAATTAAAAAAAATTAATCAAGATTTTAACAAGTTATTAGAAATCCAAAATAATACATTTATAAGTTATACAAATAATAATAATTTAAATAAATATTATGTTTTTAATGATGACTTTACAATGAAAATAACCTCAGACTTACCAACAAATGAATTTTTTTTATATAAAACAAATTATTATACAAATAACTTATACTTAATAAATGAACCAAATTATATCATAAAATCAAATAATATTTTTCCTTATTATATTTCATATTCTGATGATATCATTTTACCAGATGTAATTTATAATATTAACTTTATTAATGATTCAGTTACACAAATACTAAATTATGATTCTTACTCATCTGAAATTGATTTTTATTTATTAAATAATTATAATCCTAATATTAACTTTACATTAATTGGTTTAACAACATATTTAGTTACAAGTAATTTATTAGGAAAAGTTTATGAAGTAACATTAGACTTAGGAAAAGTTTATGAAGTAACATTAGACTCTAGTGATAATATTGTAAAATTTTCAAATGTATTTAATGTTAATTATAAAAATAATAATGTTAAGATGTATTTATCAAAAACAAATAAAATAAATATAATTTCACCAGTTATTGTAAATTCAAATAATATTGTAGAAATTTCTTATGTAATTGGTATAAAAGAACAAATACAAACAGATATAATTTTTTATAATGATAATTTTAGTTTTATTCGAGATATTACATATGTAAGATATGAATCACAATTAATACCATTGTATTATGATACAATAACAAAAAGATATTATTTAGGGAAAAATATAATGATAACATATGAAAGTATTGAAATAGTTAATCTGATTAATATATTAACAGTAATAGATACAAACAAATATACTTATGAATTAATACTAAGCAAACCATTTACATATTATAATGAATATATTAATGATCCAGATAGTTTATTACCAGCTAATTTTAAATTAAATAATATATTATATCCATTAGAAATTCAAATTAATAACAATTATAATTTTTATGTATCAACAAATGTTCAATATACAATTAGTAATATAACACATTATATAAATATTGGTGAAACAATACCTAATCAAATTTTAAGTATAACAAAAAAAAATATTTTTTTATATGAAACAAATATTAATATTAATGTAATAGAAAATTCTCATATTTATTTATATGATGATATAAATCAATATCTAGGTAATACAGATAATTTAGATTTAACATTATTAAAATTTACATTAGATATTAATTTTACAAATACTGAATTAAAAAATAAAAATTTACGCAATGACAATATTTGGTTAATTAGTGAGTATTCATATAATCCAAATACAAAAATACTTGTTTTTGATTATCCTAATTTACTTGATTTTAAAAATAATATAAATTATCAATATTATATTGATAGTAATTTCATAAATACATTAACAATACAAATAGGAAATTCAAAAATCACAATAAAATTAACATTTAATTTAAACTTTAATATACCTTTTAAATTTATACAAAAACAATTTATAAATACAAATATTTATAAAAAGGATATAAATCAATTATATGAAATAAAATTATTAGATGAGTATGATTTATCACATTATAATAAATTTTATTTGCAAAGTTATAATAAATATGGCGAATCAGTAGGTAAATATTTATATAAAATAAAGTTGGAAAAAGAAATTGATATCAATGATTTATTAAATGATTTATTATTAGTTGATACAAATGAATATAGTGTAAAATTATTTTATTACATTGATAATAAAGAAATAATTATAGGATGTGATATATTATTAGATTTAGTAACTAACTATTTTTTAATTTTAAAAAAAAATATAATTGTAAGAATTATAAATATTTTATTTGAACAAGAAAATTTACAAAATTTAATATTTTATACTCAACCTAATATAAAAACAATAAATTTATTTTGTAATGAAAATGTTAATGAATACGATTTTACGAATCAAATACAATATGCAAGATATTATATTTCTGGATTAAATGATGGAATTAAATTAGTTAATGTAATTGATAATAGAAATATAGTAAGATCAGATTTAATGAAAATTACATTAGAAAAACAAATAATTAAAAATACAAAAATAATAAAACCTCAATTAAAATTACCAAGTTATTGGATAAAAAAAACTGATTTTTGCATAAATGATCAAATAATTGAAACACTTAATAGTGATACAAACAATATTACATATAACTTATATATGACAGCTGAAAAGAAAAAACAAACGGAAAAAATTGTTAAAATAAAAGAAACATCAGAATATTGGATGGGTATACTACCTTTAAATTTTTTTTTTACTCATTCATCAACTTTATCATTACCATTATTATCTCTACCGTATGTTGATTTATTATTAAAATATCAAATAGAAAATTTAAATAATATTATATTAAATGATATGACTAATTGTACTTTATCAACAATACCTCAAATCAAAGTAGAACTAAATATTGATTCAATTATTCTTGATACAAAAGAAAGAGAATTATTTGGTTCAACACAACACGAATATTTAATTGAAAGATATAAAATTTATCCAGTTAACTTAGTATTTAATACTAATCAGTTAGTATCAATTAAATTATTTAATCTTGTTAAAGATATTATCTTTATTACACAACCAATTTATCATTTAAATGATACATCATATAAAAAAGTAAATTATGTTAAAGATTATTATAATAATGATTATTATACAACTAGTACTTTATATGACAAATGGAAAGTAACAAGAGTTTTTACTGATGAAATTCCAACAACTTATATTGATAGTTTTTTAATAATAGAAGCAATAGATAATGAAATAATTATAGGAACTTCAACTAGAATAACAAATATACAGTTAAATAATTATTTAAATAAATTTGAACTTAGATTTGAATTATATTTGATGGATAAATATTTAAAAAATAATGAATTAAATACACAATTATACAGACTTACAATGTATTTTAATAAATTATATAAAAATCAAAAAGTTAGTACAGATATAAGTCCTATAATAGAAATGAAACTTAAAAATAATGGTGATGATTTCTTTTCAAAAAAACAATACAATTATTTTAATTCAGTTATACCATATGATAAATTTAAATCTTCACCAGACATTGGGTACTATGCATATTCATTTTCATTAAATCCAACAGAATTACAACATAGTGGTCATTTAAATTTTAACTTTTTAAATAATGTACAAGTTGAAATTGATAGTAATGATTTAGTTTTATCAGAACCCTATAATTTAAAAGTAATTGTAAAAGAATATCAAATTATTAGAATTATGAGTGGTATAGGATCACTTGCATGGTTAAATTAAAAAAAAATATAGTTTATATTATATATGAATATTTGTAAATATGATATATATTTTATAATTTTTACAATTTTAATGTTATATGTATTATATAAAATTGAATTTTGTAATAAAGAAAAATTTCAATCAACAACATCTGGTTATCAAGCTGATGTTGAAGCAATAAGAAATTTATCAAGTATTGCTACCCAATTAACAACTAAAGGCGGTCTTATTGTACCTGGTCAATTACAAATAACAGATAGTATTAATTTAGGAGATCCATCAAATATGTCTGGAACAGCTAATACTAGTGGTACAGCTAGTGAAAAAATGTTAATGTTTGATAATACTTTTAATGGAACCGCTGGAAAAGGTATACCTGCTAATAAAATAAGACTTCATAATAATAACAATGCTTGGATTGGTGGATTTGGTTTAGAAGTTGGTGGTGTTACATATAATTCAGGTGATAGCCATAGATTTTATGTCGGTTCTTCTGGTACTAAATATGGAGATTTAGCATTAAATATTGATGGTGCTAAAAATACAACTATTAATGGTAATGCAACTATTAATGGTAATGCAACTATTAATGGTAATGCAAATGTAGGTGGTGGTCGTATTTACGTTGGTAAATCTGGAGATGGTGTATCATCCACAATAACCGATTCAGGTTTTGATGGTAATAGTTTATGTATTGTAGGACAAGGTACAGCTCCTAATAGAAAAGTTACTTTGTGGGATAAAGTACAAATTAATGGTACTTTTTGTATTGGTGAAACATGTATCAATGAAAGTCATTTAAAAATGCTAACGACTGGTGTTAAAATTCAAACTTCTGATAATGGTTGGTATCCGAATAGTTATATACATACTTATCAAGATGGTATTATGAGAAAGGCAGATGATGTTTATAGAACAACTTATAAATTATTGCCTTCAACTACATAAAAATGTTATTTTTGTAATACTATGTTAACAACTAATAACACATTAACAATGACAGGTGCACAGAATCTTACAAGTAAGTTATTAAATGGTAAAACATCGATGGTACAACATCAACAATATCAGATTCAGAATATGATGCAAATAGTTTATGTATTGTTAGTCAAGGTACAGCACCTAATAGAAAAGTTACTTTATTGGATAATGTGCAAATTAATGATAATTTATTAATACCAGGAAATAATGTTATTGATTTAGACGCAGGTAATGCAACAAGAGAAGTAAATGCAGGTAAAATTGGTTATGGTATTTGGGACAATGCATTTAATATTGTTGGGAAGAAGAAAGAAAAATTTGGTTGTATGATAACGTTAACGTTACGGGTAGTTTTTGTATTAAGGGAACATGTATTACTGAAAATAACTTAAAAAAATTCTTTAATTTATGATAAGATATAATTGGTGTGATTTGGAATTATTAGTGGGTTCATGTAGCAGATAATCGATCATTAACTAAATGGAATTCAAATGAATCATATTTTCAATTAAATAAACAATAAAATATTATAGGAAATAACCTAAACCACCTAAACCATCAGCTATTCTAAATAAATTATATTGTATACCATATCCTACAACAGAAACTGGATTTTGATAATTAATTTTATTATTAAAAGTTATTTGTAAATAAGTATCATCTAGTTGTGAAAAGTTACATGTTCCAGAAGGTTGATAATCTAATGAATTTAATGAAAATGAAAACATATAAATTCCATTTTGCGGTGTTGTAAAGTTATTAATATAATTTTGAAGTAAAGAATAATGTTCCCAACTACTTAATTCACATCTTTGAATAGAGTTTAAAATAATTTGTACATTTTTAATTATGGATGTTTCATCTGTTGTAACTGGAAATAAAGTATAATTAAAAGCATCATTTAACGTTATATTTGATTGTAAACAACATCTCCAAAAAATAATTTTATTTGGATTTATAAAAGGAATTTTATATGAGATGTTTGTACTGTAGTAAATTTGCTCAGGAATATTTTGTACAACTGGTATTAAATATTGTTGTGTTTTATTAATAAAATTAAATCTTTCTTCATTATCTAAATAAACATAATTAACTAATAAATATGCTGTTAATAAAGATGGAATATTATATTGAAAATACGATTCATCATTAATTATTGTTGTATTAGGAGAAATATTACATTCAAATGATGTATTACTACCTAATAAAGGATAATTAATAGTATTACTTGTAGGAACAATAAAATCTCCTTTAATTTTATTATAAAATAAATATTGGTTATTAACATCATAATAAATAAATTGACCTATATTTTGATTGTTATTAACTGTTTGATAAAACAATTCATCTTTTTTAAATAGACAAAATGGTTCTACTAATTTTAAATAATTTGTTGGACTTTCTTTATAACATCTATCAAAATCATTAAATTCTACATGAATTTTAATATCATTGTGAAGCATTGAAACTAGAGGTAATGATAAACCTGAATCTTGACAAAACCAAAAATTAAGTGGTATAGTTAAACTTACAGAGGGTTTTCCATTTGAATAAGATGTTAATACATCAATGTTACCAATCATTGAGTTAAAGGATTTCTTTTTTGATAATGGAACAACTAATTCATACCATATATTAAGCCAATCACCAAAATTTCTTTCAACAAGTATTCCGCTAATTTCAAAATCAATATATTTTATTAGTGAAAGACCAATTTTTTTATTCCATGCAAATTTTTTAATTCCTTGTGGTAAAATACTATGATTACTAGTTATAATATCTGGTAATTGAACAAATAAATATGATTGTCCAAGTAAGTCTGCATTTTTTGATATATTAACAGTAACACGTCTGCTAAAATCAGGTATAGTTTTGAAATATTGTGCAACTGTTTCAATAGAAAAATTACTATATCTTTTATATGCAATTCTAAAATATGTAATTTCAGGTTGTGCTGATATGTAAATATTTTCTTTGCCAACTGAAACTAAAAGTAACAATCCAGCTCCCATATTATATATTACTAATAAAATGCTTTTATAAGAATTTATAATTAAAATAATTATTTTAATTATAAATAAATATTGGTTTAATTGTGGTGAGTGAAAGGTGCAGAAGTTGGAACACCAGTTGCAGATTTAGTTGCACCAGATTTGTTAACAGCTTCTTGTACAACATCAGCAAGAGTTTGTAAAGCTTGAACAATGGTTTCTTGTTTTTTACTGGTTTTGGTTAGTTGGTGTTCATGAGCTTTAACAATTTCATTAAGGGTTTCTAAGTTTAATACTTTGTTTGGATCATTGTAAGAAAAAGCATCCATTAATTCAACATATTTGTTCATGATTTTAATTGTTTGCCAAAGTTTATTTTCAGTAGTTTTAAAACTAGAAAATAGTGCTTTTAATTCAAGATCATTTGAAGAATCAATTTCTTTACCATGAGCTTTAAGCATATTTTTAAGTAAGTTATATTGATTTTCTAATTCAACAGCAGTAAATTTATAATCTTCTTGAATATTATCTGCACCACCTCTCATTACAAAACCAGGATTAACAGCAACAATAACTTTTGGTTGTAATGTAGCAGTAGCAGTTAAACCATATTTCATAGTATCACTTAATCTTGACATTGAAGAAACAATATTACTTCCTGAAGGTAATTTTGGTTTAAGTCCATATGAAGATAATAGTTGACCATTAAATTTAGAAGGATTGTATGGTTGTGTTTCTTCAGATTCAGCAATGTTTTCATTTAGAATGTGTGGACTTCCATTGATTTTTTCAACTAATAAGCTAAGATATAAAATTAAATGTTCATTACCTACTATTTTTTTATATTCTTCTGGACTACTATTCATATCTTTTCCTAATCTTTCTAACCATGTAGTAACAGATTCAACTTTATTTAAAGATTTTTTAGCAACAGAATCAACAACATTAACTTGTTTGAAACCAAATTTTTCTAAAGTAGTTAAAGCCATTGCAGGTAACATTTGTTTAACTTCTTCTTTAATACCATTTTCATCATCACCCCAAAATGATGGTTCAGCCATATAATCTCTGCATTTAGTTGGATCGGAACCATTAATGCATTCGAGTAAATAATAAGAACATACATCTTTATTATTTTTAGCAACATGAAATCCTGCACAATTTTTTTTACTTTCTTCCCAGAATTTAGCAGATCCTCTAGTTACTTCAACTAGTTTTCCAGCATCATCTTTAGTGTATAATTTAGAAGGATCTTTTGAATCTCTAAAGTATGTATCAGTATTTGAAGGTGCATCAAAACTAGCTAAAAAGGTAGATGTACTAGCAACAGGGGTAGCTTCATTTTTAGTATCTTCTAACATACCTTGAGCAGTAGCTTTATCAATTTTATAGCTAAATATAGTTTGACTTCTAAATAATTCAATGAGATTTGGATTACCAGAATTTACTTTAAACCCTCCTTTAAGTGCGTCTAATTCAGTCTCTATAAGATCTTTATTAAAACCATTAAATTTTTTACCATCATCTACTGAACCAACTAATTTAGCAATTCTACTAATATTTTTAACCTTATAATATTTATTTAATATTATATTTTGTTCATTAATTTTATCTTTGTCTATTCTACGTTTATTTATAGCTACTTCTAAATCTAAAACAAAAGCTTGTAATTCAGGATCAATATCATCATCAGCAACACCTTTTTTATATGCCCAAGTTGTACCATCACCATGAAATGCAAGTCTTCCAATTGATCTATTGGTAACAGTTTCTAAAAGAATATGTAAGAATAATCTTGGTCTTTTATCATTACTTTTAAGCCCAAATAAAGAGGCTAATTCATCATACATTATGTTATATTTTGACATTTTATTATATATTATTTTAGAAAAAAAATTCTTATATATTTTTATAAATTATTTTCTAATTAAAATCAATGGATAATAGTTTATTTATTAAAAATATTTTAATACTAATTTTTTGTGTCATTTTAATTCATATATTTCTAAATGATTTTTTAAATACTAAAAAATGTGATAAAGAAGAATTTCAATATGTTGTTAAAAATAATGATAATTTAAAAGAAAATATTGTATTAAGTTGCAATAACAAAAAAAAAAATAATAAAACTATAGTTTATTTTTTTTATGCTGATTGGTGTGGGCATTGTAAACATTTCAAACCTATCTTTAATCAATTTAAAAAAAAAATATTTAATAATAAAAAAGTAAGAGTTATAGAAGTTAATGCTGATGATAAAAATCCAAATATTCAAGAATTATATAAAAAATATGATATTGATGGGTTTCCAACTACAATAATTGAAAAAAATAATAACTTTAAAAAATTAGTTGGTAAACAAGATATTCAAACATTATTTAGTGAAGTTAGAAATGTAGAAAATTTTGATGATATAGATTTTAATACTGATAATCCAGATATTTATAATAAAAATAATGAGGTATTTAAAAATAAAAATAATAATGATACAATTGTTTATAACTTTAATACTACATGGTGCGATCATTCTAAACAATTTCAACCTATATGGGATAAATTTTCTGATTTAATAAAATCATATGAAAATGTAAAAGCAGTTGATGTAAAATGTGATTTAGATGAAAATATAGATTTTTGTAATCAATTTAAAGTAACAAGTGTACCAACTATAATTATTGCTAGAAATAATGAATTAACACCTTATGAAGGTTCTAGAAATGTTGAAGGTTTATTAAATGCATTAAAAATAAATGTAAATAATAATGAATTAGATAATCAAGTAAAAATAAATAATAATGAAGATGAATTAGAAAATAAATTTATGCTTTTAGAAAATAACAATATAAAAACAAAAGTATATAACTTTAATACAGAATGGTGTAAATATTCAAGAGATTTTCAACCAGAATGGAATGGTTTTGTAAATTCTTTAAAGACATCAGATGGAATAAAAGCTATCGATGTAAAATGTGATAATGAAGAAAATAAAGAATTATGTAAAAAATATGATATACCAGGATATCCAAGTATTGTCATAGAAACAGATAATAAAACAGAAATATATAATGGTGCAAGAAATGCTCTTGCTATCAGAAAATATTTAAATTTGTAATTGATCCAGATAGTAAAAAATTGAAAAAAAAATAGTAATCAATATATAAAGTAATTATATGTTATTATTTACTATTTTTTCAACAATAATATTATCATCACTGTCTATTTTTTGGACAGTTATAATAATACCGTTTATTTTTTTCGGATATTCATTTTATAATATAAATGATCCAAATGTTATTACATGTATTTCAAAAAATATAAAACATTCAACTATAAGAGATGAGGATAATGAACCATATGGATTATTTATAGGACGTTATTATATTGGTTATAAATCACAAAGAATAAATAAAGATACACCTTGTTTATTATATTGTTTAGCAACACAACAAACATTTAAAGAATTAACGAAAAAACAATATATTGGTTCAGAAGAAAATAAAAATATTTATATTTCCTTGATAACATTAAAAGGGAATTATTATCACAGATATTCAAAAAAAAGAGATCTTGAATGTTCAAATTATATTCCAAATAAAAATCAAGAACAAGTAATTGATGAAACTATAAATTATTATAATCAAAATCATATATGTGTTACTATGATATATGGTCTTCCTGGAACAGGAAAATCTTTAACAGCATTATTAATTGCAAAAAAATTAAAAGGTTCTTATTGTAAAACTTATGATCCAACAATTGCAGGTGATAGTTTAGAGAATATTTATGATAGAGCTCAAATAAATAAAAATAATCCATTAATTTTATTAATTGATGAATTTGATGTTATATTAGATAAAATACATAATAATAAAATAACTATGCACGCAGATATGCCCACTGAAGTATATAATAAAACAACATGGAATACATTATTGGATGACATAAATATTAAACTTTATCCATATATTATTATAATTTTAACATCAAATTTATCAAAAGATGAAATTGATTTAAAATATGATCCATCATATATAAGAAATAGAAGAGTTAATATATATCATAATTTATTATAAAAATCGCCAAGAGTATAAACATTTAAGAAATAATTTAACAATAAAAACTACAAAATAATTAACAATAAAAACTAAGAAATAATTAACAATAAAAACTAAGAAATAATTAACAATAAAAACTAAGAATTAACAATAAAAACTAGGTATTTCTTTTTTTACTTCAGAATTATCCTTATATAATTCAAATCCATTGTTTAAATCTTCTAATGTTATTTTTTTTAATAAATTAGGTTTACCAAAAACTCTTTTGCTATGTACAATTTTAGTTTTTAGTAATAATATTTCCATATCTCTTCCATAATTTGTAAAATAAGACATTTTAGTTTTAAACCATTCTTCATTAATTTTATTGTCTTCATCTACTTTCCATCCAATATCATTTATTTTTTTAATAAAAATATACATTAATTCTTTATAAGAGTAAGAATCAATCTCAAATCTCCACACAAATCTAGAATCTAGACCCTTATTTTTACTAAAAAAATATTTATTTAATTCATTTTCATAACCTGCTATAATCACCATTAATTCATCCTTATATTCACTCAATTCATGACATAATGTATCTAAACATTCTTTTGAATAATTATCAGAATTTTCACCACCAAGTGAATAAGCTTCATCAATAAACAATACACCACCTAATGCTTGTTGTATAACTTTTTTTGTTTTAATTGCAGTTTGACCTAAATATCCAGCAATTAAATCACCTCTTGAAACTGTATGAAAATAATTATTTTTTAGTATTCCAATTTTTGAATAAATATTTCCTAAAATTTTAGCAATCAATGTTTTTCCTGTACCCGGAGGACCATAAATAACTGTGTGTTTAAAATCACTATCTTTTTTATTTTCTGTTTTATGTAATTGTTGAATAAAATATATCAACTGATCAAATATTGAATTTTTAATTTTGTCTAATCCAATTAACTCATTTAATTCTATTAAATCATTTTTAATATTATGTAATCCTTCTAAATTGATATTATAAGTATAATTATTATCATAATCATTTTTATTTATAATATCAATAAGATCTTTAATATTTTTTGCATTTACATCAACTTCTTTATATATTTTAGGTTTTTTTGTTTTTAAATATTTGTGAAGCCGACTTTCCCTAAAATCAATGTCATTATTATCAAAATCCATATTAAAGGTATTGTATAAATTATTGTTTATATAATTTGTATTTATTTCAAACATTTTATCATTAGAAAAAATTTCTTGTTGGTGGAAATATAATGATTGATTATAATGAAACATAAATAAATCAAAATGTAAAAGTTTATTATTATAATTAAATATTGCATTATTATAATGAAAATCATATTCTTTTTTTATATTTAGCATTAAATTATAACAATTAAATTATAATTGTTTATATAATTTTTCACTAATATATTTGATTTCATTATAAAATTCAAGATCATTAAATTTATTTCTATCAATATTATAAAATCCATTTAGAGCACCAAACCATGCACCTGCAATTGCTCCTATAGAATCTGAATCACCCATACTTAAACATGTAAAATATATTAAAGATTCCCAACTATAAACAGGATTATTTAAATCAACTGAATAATTTGACATAGGAACAATAGATAATAATAAAGATTCATATGCATATATAATAACATCTAATCCAGATGTTCCTATTGCTTTAAAATCAACAAAACCATTATTAACAAGTTTTTGTAATTTTTCATTATAAGGTAATAGTTCAATAGTTTTAAATTCTGATCTTATAATAGAATCTTTTTTCCTAAAAGTAATAATATCATTTAATCTTTCTTCCTTATATTTATATAAATAATAAAAATATTTTTTAATATCATTATCAATAGTATTTTTAAAATCTGTTGTATGTATATAATTTATGATTTTATTATTTTCATGAATTTCTAACAGTTTATCTAACCATATCCATGGTGGAATATTATTAATAGCAAAAGAAGTAAATAATGCAGAAATGACTCCACCTAAAAATCCTGTATAATAATTATGTGTAACTCGACTTGCAATTATTGATTCTTCTATAATTTTATCAATATTATTGGACCATTTAATTCCTATAGTAGCTGTCCTAATAGCTGCACCATTACCTCCCATTTCTTCATCATATTTTAAATATTTTATATATGATTCTTCTTTTTTTTTTTTAAATTTTTATTCTATTAAAGATAATGATTTATTAGTTTGTATACCAATACCTCTTTTTGGTGTAATATTAGGATACCAATTTAAATAGTTTTTAATATAATTAATTTCACCTCCATCATCTATAATAGCTTGTGTAGTAGCTAAAAGTAATAAAGTGTCATCACTTGCAATTAAGTTTTTAATAGGAAAATAATTAAATCCACCTAAAATAAAAAAATCATTTAAAAGTCTATTACTAACCATTGCTGAATCTTTATGATCATTTACAATAGCATTAAATTTAAACTCATATTGACCATTTTTAAATCCAACAGTGTCTAAATATGATGATAAAAATAAACATGCTTCTATTTTTTCTTTTAATAATATATTAGTTTCATCATTATTTTTATTTTTTTTATCCATTTCATTATGTATGTTTTTATCCATTATATTATGTATGTTTTTATCCATTATATTATGTGTGTTTTTTTCGTTTAAAATAAAATTTAATTTATTAATTATGAATAATGACAGAAATTACAATAAATTTTGAAACCTTAAAGTTTAATCTTTATGAAATACTAAATGTTTCAAAAGATGCATCTGAAAGTAAAATTAAAAAAGCATTTAGAAATCTTATACTAAATTTTCATCCTGATAAAAATAATGATGCAGAAGAAGATATTTATCAACATATAATAATTGCAAATCAAGTATTATCAAATAAAGAAAGTAGAAAGAAATATGATAGTTTTTTAAATATTGTTGATCAAACACATGATGATTTAAAAAAAAATTTCAATAAAAACAAAAATGAACCAAAATTATCTCAAGAAGAAGCTCAAAAAAAATTTGAAAATAAAATAAATGAATTAACAAAAAAACATGGTCAAGATTTTATTGAAACTAATACAAAAGATAATTACGAAAAAATGCTTAAAGCGAGAGAATTAGCTTTAGAAATACCAAAGGAAGAAATTAAAGACATAGAAGATTTCAATAGTAAATTTCAAAATAAGGTATTAAATAAAAATTTTGGTGATCAAATAATACCAGTAACTGAAAATATGGGGTTATCAACACTTAATGTTAATGATAATTATACTCATTTAGATGTAGCTTTTGATAATTTATATATTGATGGAGGTGGTGTTTCAACATCTAAGTATACTAGTTTAGATGCTGCATTTAAAATTCAATCTGTTGATTTAAATAATATAAATAATATAAGTATTGAAGAAGCTATGCATAATTATAAAAAAGAAACAGAAAGATTAACTGATCCAAAATTAAAATTTAATAATGAGGAAAGATTTGATTCATGGTAATAAAGATTTGATTCATGGTAATAAAGATTTGATTCATGGTAATAAATATAATTATATAAACTATGTAGTTGATATAATTATAAAGTAAGTTTCAAAAAAATCAAAAATATTCTAATAATTAATAATGTCAATAAAATATAAATTTGATGAATATATTGTTGCTTACGGTCATGATTATTTAATTGAAAGTCCAGTATATATTGAAACATCCGTATATATTGAAACACCAATATATACGGATAGTAATGCAAAATTTGGTTTAGATAAATACAATGATATTTTTGATATTAATAAAGATGACGGTAGTATATATATTGGATCAAAAATAGATATAGGAGTCTATGATGTTACAGTAATTACACAAAATGATCAAATTATACTTAAAATTATTATTAAACCAAATATTACATATAAAATTACATCATTTTATAATAATGGTAAATACAACAATTTTTTACCTATAACAAATCCACAAAAATTAATTGGTGAATATAAATTTGAAGAAAATTATGAAAATATTAATATTGATAATGAAACAGGTGAAATAAGTTTTACTGATGATATTATAGCAGGTATATATAATTTAGTTATAAATTCTAAAATTAAAAATATTGAACAAATATGTATATCAACATTTAATATATATCCAATTATTAAATATGAAAAAGATAATTATGTATGTGAAAAAATAAGTGATTTTAAATCAGATATTCCTTATATTAAACCTGATGGTGGGACTTTTAAATTTAACAATGATTATACAGGTATATATATAGATAATATAACAGGTCAAATATCAATTAGCAAACCAAAAAGTGGTAGTTATAATTTAATTGTTATTTATAAATACAATAATATATCAATAAATACTAATATATTATTGAATATAAAACCTAATATAATTTATGAAAAAGTAAACATTGATTATAATAATTTAATACAATTATCAGAACCTGCGAATTCAGACTTGGGTGGTATATATAAGTTAGAAAAAAATAGTTTAAATCAAAATTTATCAATTAATACTTCAAATGGAAAAATTACAATCAAAAATCCAATAATATCAGGATTATATTTTGTAAAATTATTTTATACATATAATAATTATACTTCAGAAGCAATATCAGAAATATGTATAATTCCTAATATTAGTTATTTTAATAATAAAATTGAAATTATTTATGGTACAAAATTCCAAACGGATATACCTTATTCAAATGAAGAAATAACTGGAACATTTTGTTTAACTAAATATCATGAAAATATACATATCAATCCAAAAAATGGTATTATATATATAAATGAATTTTTAGAATGTAATGACTATTGTATTGATATTAATTATAATAAAAACGATGTAAATAAAATAATACAATTTTACATTAAAGTAAAACCATATATTAATATTAAAGATAATAAAAAACAAGAAATAAATTATTATGAAAAATTAAATAATATTATTATTGAAACAAAACCAAGTGGTGGAATAATAACAAATAATTTAGATTTATTAATAGAAAATAATTTGGTAAATTTAAGTGATTTTAATAAAAAAATAGATAAATATGAATTAAAAATAAATTATGTTTATAATAACATAACAAATTATTTTATATATAACTTTTCTATTTTACCATATATAATTTATAATACTAATAATATTAATATATCATATAAACAAATATATATATCTGATCCACCAACTATATTTCCTTTTGATGGTATTTTTAGTTTAGAAACAAAAATAAATTATGTTTTAATTGATGAAATAACAGGAATCATAAATATTAAAAGTGGATTAAGTATTGGAAATTATGATTTAATAATAAATTATCATTACAATAATATAAAAAATACAACAATTTATAAGATTAAAGTAAAACCATTATTTAATATTGAAAATCGTGAATTTATTTATGAATACAATCCTTATTCTAATATAGAAAATTATAACTTAGATCCATTAGAAGTTTATCCAAAAGGGGGAATATTTACTAGTGATATTTTTACGATAAGTAATAATGGTATTATTTCAATTCCAATTAATTTAGATGTTGATGATTATAAAATTAACATTAAATATTTATATTTAGATGTAGAATCAGAATCTATATGTAATTTAAAGATAATACCTTATAAATTAAATTGTTTATTTAAACAAGTTGAAAAAATTTATGATGGTAAAACAGATGTTTTATTAAAATACATAACAAATAAAGATTTAAAAATAAATTTAAAATACGAATCAAATTTTGATAATAAAAATGTTGGATTTAATAAAGAAATACATATTAAAAATATTCAAATATTAAATAATAAAAATATATTTCATAATGATACAACAATATTAGGAGTAATTAAAAGTAGAAAATTAAACATAGATTTTAAAGGAATAGAGAAAATATATAATGGTATGAATGATGCACAAGTAAAATATACAATAGAAAATATAATTGATAAGGATGAACTATTTATTGAATCATATAATTGTTATTTTGAAAATATATTTGTAGGAAAACAAAAAATAATTGTAAATAATATTGTTTTAGGTGGTATTGACAGTAAAAATTATTTTACAGAAAGTATTTACGAAACATTTGCTATAATAAAACCAAAAGAAGTTTATGTTAGTTTTTTAAGTCCCACAGTTATATATGGTGAAAATACAAGAATCAAATTAACAATTGATAATATTGAAGGAATTATTGAAAATGAAAAAATATTTATTAATTCATATGATGCATATTTTGAAACTTCTGATATTGGAGAAAATATACCAATAATTGTAAGAAATATAGTTCCTTTTAAAAATAATAATTATATTTTACTTTCTAAACCACTATTTGGTAATATTATTAAAAAAGAGATTACTCTTGATGCTAATTCAATAAATAAATATTATGATGGTACAGATGTTGCTCAAGTTTCTTTTAATGATTTAAACATGAAAATATTAAACTATAATGCTCATTATGAAAATAAAAATGTTGGTAATAGAAAAAAAATTTATATAACAAATATTACTTCTGATAATGATAATTATATTTTAAAAGATTTTGTAATTTATGGTTCAATATTACCTTTAGAATTAAAAGTTAAATTTTTGGGTGAGAATAAAATATATGATGAAACAGATACAATTAAAGGGAACTATGAATTTATAAATAAAATTGAAGATGATGAAATTGAAATAAAAACAAAAATATCATTTAAAAATTCAAATGTAGAAAATAATAAAGATATTATTTATTCAATATTACAACTTATAGGAAAAGATTCATCAAACTATAAAATTAATACATTGATTTTAAATAAACCACATATTTTTAAAAAAAAAATAGATATTGATTTTATTGGTATAGATAAAATATATGATAATACTACAACTGCATATGTTAAATTAAAATCAATTGATAAAAATATAAAAATAAAAAGTTATAATGCTTTTTTTGAAAATAAAGATACTGGAGAAAATAAAAAAATAATTATTAATAATATTCAAATTATGAATGATAATTATTATTGTGAAATTTCATATGCATATGCAAATATTCGAAAAAAACAAATAACAATTGTAGTTGAACCACAAAATAAAGAATATGATGGAACAAATAGTGCAAATATTAAAATAATTAATATTGTTGGAATATGTTTTAATGATAATATTTATATATCAAATTATATTGCAGAATATAAAGACGCAAATGTTGGAGTAAAAAAAATTGTAAATATTTCAAATATTGAATATGGTGGAATATCAAAAGATAATTATTATTGTAAAGACTTTACAACACTATCATCAATAACAAAAAAACCGCTATTATTTGATATTTTAAACAATGAAAAATTTTTTGATGGAAATACAAATATTAATATAAAATTAAAACCAATAAACATTATAGAAAATGATGTTATTAATATAAAATCTTTTTTAGCAAATTTTGATGATATAAATGTTGGCGATAATAAAGATATATTTGTAAAAAATATTTTATTAGAAGGTAATGAGTATATTAGTAATTATATTGTTAATAATTTTGTATGTAAGGGAAATATATTACCTAGTAATTTTGATATAAAATTTATTTCGAAAGATAAAATTTTTGATTATACAAATAAAGCTAATGTTAATTTAGTAGGTAATTATAATGTTACATATGAGGCCGAATATGAAGATTTTAATGTAGGTAATAATAAAAAAATTATTGTTAAAATAACAAGTGGACATATTCCAAATCATATTTTAAATAATACATATTATACATATGGATCTATATTACCAATTGAAATAACAATAATACCAATTATTAAAAATAAAATTTATGATAATACGACAAATCATATTATTACCTTTGATTTAAGTAATAATGAAGTTATAGATTATCATGCAGAATTTGATAATCCAAATGTTGGTTCAAATAAAAAAATATTTATTAAAAATATAAAACTTAAAAATGAAAATTATTATTGTAAAGATTTTTGTGCTTTAGGAACAATTATTTCAACAAATATTGATATTGATATTACAGTAAATAAAAAAATTTATGATAATACTACAAAAGCTATAATTAATACAACTCATAATATTATAAGTTATGAAGCTGAATTTCTTTCACCAGATGTTGGTATGCATGATGTGATTATTAAAAATATAATAACAAATAATAAAAATATTACCATTAATGAATGTATAATAAAATCTGAAATATTACCAAAAATTATTCCAATTAATATTATCATAAATGAAAAAGAATATGATGGCAATAAGAAAGCTACAATAAAAAAATATGATTCAAAATATAATGTTAAAATTATAAGTTATGATGCTGAATTTGATAATGAAATAATAAACAAAAATAAAAATGTTTATGTTAGAAATTTACAATTAGATGATAAAAACTATGCTTGTAATGATTTAGTTTTAATTTCTAGTATTATCAAAAAAGATCTTAATATTATTTTTAAAGATACAACAAAAATTTATGATGGAACAACAAATACTTTATTAGAAGTTTTAAGATTAGATGGTGTAGTAAATAATGAAAATGTAAATATAAGTAAATATAATTCAGAATATTTAAATAAATATCCAGGTGAAGTTATACTTTTTATAAATAATATTGTTTTAGAAGGTGTTGATTTAGATAATTATAATATTGAAAATATTAAAATAAAAACATTTATTTTAAAAAGAAAATTAAAATATACTATTCGTGTAGGTGATAAAAAATATGATGGTAATAATTTTGCATTTGTAAATATAGTTTTAAATAATATAATAAATGATGAAGATGTATATATTGAAAACTTTATAGCAACATATAAAGATGAAAATATTGGTAATGGTAAAGAAATTACAATACAGAACATAATATTGGGTGGTAAAGATAAATTTAATTATGATATTGACAAAGAAATTATTTTATTAGGTAATATAATATGACAGAACCTTCCGAAATATTATCTAAATTAATTAAAAACCAAAAAAATGATATTTCATTAGATAAAAAACTGACTTTTACAGATTTAATAAGAATAAGTAATAATTTACCATCAGATATATTTTCTGATAATTGTTGTATATGGTTAGGTTATGTAACTAATTTAAAATCAAAAAAAAATAATTGTTATATTAGTTTTTTTTATAAAAATAAAAAAGTTTCATTACATAGATTATTATTTTCTAATTATATAGGTAATATTAATAATAATGAATATATTAAATATACCTGTAATAACAAAGGAACATGTTGTACATTAAATCATATGAAAAAAGTTTTTCATGATGATACTGATGAAACAAAAAACGATTCTGAAATAAAAGAAATAGAAAAAAAAAATAATAATATTCGTGTAAGTTTTTAATTTATATATATAAATAATATGTATAAATCAAAATCATACTATTCAAATAAAAACTTAATTACAAATCAAAGAAATACAGAACTAGATGACAAACAAATTATTAATTCTTTTAATAGAATTCTAGAGACAATAATTAATAAAGATCAGGAAAAATTTAATAATGAAATTATGTTATTAAATAGATTTCATAATAAAACCCAAAAGTTTGTACCTTTATTAAAAATTTTTGATATTATAAAAACTAATTTTAGTGATATGTCAATTGAAATAAATACAAATGATAATACTGATTTAAAATTAGAATATTTACAATATATGATTTTATATGATATAAATGAATCTAATGGTGAATTTTTAGAAGATAAATTAAATTTAGCTCGTGAAATATTAAAAAATAATAACTATAAATTAAAATATTAGTTTAGATAGATAAATATGTTAAAATATTATGTTTAAATAAATATTTATTATAATTAATAATATAATGGAAAATATTTTAATTAATATTGATTCAAGATATAGAGATAAGAAAAAATATTTAAATCCTGGATTTTTTACTTATGAATTAAATGAACCATTAAAAAATATTAAATATATAAGATTATCAAGTATAGAACTGCCTACTACTTTTTATACATTTTCCGAAAAATATTTTAATACTTACTTTAAAATTGTTACAGAAACTGATGTTTATGATATTAAAATAAAAGATGGAAACTATAACTCTGAAACCATTATTACTGCAATAGAAAATATTTTAAAAATAAATGATATCACTTTTGATATTTCTTGGGATCCAATTGATTACAAAATTACTATAGAATCAGCTAATAAATTTGGATTTATTTTTTCAAACGATAATACATTACAAACATTAGGTTATTTATTAGGTTATAGACAAAATGATGAAAAATATAATTATGAATTACAACCATTTAAAATAGTCAGTGGTTCAAGAGTATATTATTGGAAAAGTGATTCATTTCTAGATACAACTAAAGAAGAATATTTATTTGTTAGAATAAATGATTATGGTGTTATTTATAATCAAACTAAAAAAAAAAATTTATTAGCAAAAGTTATTTTATTCGATAATCAATTTGTTTTTGATAACGGTGCTAATTTTTTAACAAAAAATTATGAATTTAAGCAACCCGTTAATATTAATAAATTAGAAATTGAATTAATATTACCATCTGGGTTTACTGTAGATTTGAATTTAATGGATTATTCATTAACACTTGAATTTGGTCAAATTTATGATTCAAGACAATTTGAAAAAAATAATTTTATAGTTTAAAAATAAGGTTTTTTTCTAATTTTAGATAATGAATAATAGTTTACCAAATGGAGGTTTTCCACCAATTAAATTATGTAATAAAAATAATGAAAAAAATTTAAAAGTTTCAAAAGAAAGAGAATATGCTTCAAACATTAAAAATATAAATATTAGAAAAATATTAAATAATAATATTAAAAAAAGTATTATTTTTGATGACCAAGAAGATAGTAAAAATGAAGAAATTGAAGAAGTTTAACTAAAGTTTATAAACAATATGATCAATCAATTTAACAAACTCATAATCTTTCATTAAATTTTCAGGATTTAATGAATTTACTAATATTTTATTTCTAAAATTTTCATCTGATATTTTTTTTATTATATAATCACTCGATTTAAATAATTCAAAAAAATTTATTTTATCAATCTTCTTTGTATTATAATAATATATTTCATTTTTATAGTTAAAATTATATGGATTTAAATTATTTGCTATTTTAAATGCCTGTAATGATTCATCGTGTTTTTTTAATTTTTTTGATGCCCAACCAACACGACCCCATGCAACTGAATTTTTATTATTGTAATTTAATGCTTTTATTCCTTTATCAAGTGCTTTATGATAATTTTCTGATTTTAAATAACATGCACTTATGTTTGAATATAATATAGAAATTAATTCATTATCTATTATATTTTCTAATAATTTATTATAAATAATTAATGCATTACAATAATTGTTATCATTAAAATAATCATTCCCTAAATTATGTAAATATTTATTTGTTGTATTATAATTATACTTTTCTAATTCTTCATAATCAGAATCCATTAATATATATGCAAAATATAATTTTAAATTTTTTTTTATTATAAAATATAATATAATGAGTTTATTAGAATTAGTTGATAATTCAAGAACTGATAAAAATACAGTACATTCATATTTAGAACTATATCAAAATTTATTGATAAATAAAAAAGATACTGCTAAAAATGTACTAGAAGTTGGAATACAAGATGGTGGAAGTATAAAATTATGGAGTAATTTTTTTATAAATGCAAATGTATATGGAATAGACATAATGAAAATTGATAAAGTTTGGGAAGGTATTAAAAATAAAAATAATATTATATTACATACATCATGTGATGCATACAATGATAACTTTTTTATTAATAATTTCTTAAATAAAAATATTAAATATGATTTTATGTTAGATGATGGACCACATACTTTAGAAAGTATGAAAAAATTTATAAAATTGTATTCCCAAATAATGACAGATGATGGTATATTAATTATAGAAGATGTTCAATCGTGGGATTGGATTGATATACTTAAAAATGAAGTTCCCGAAGATTTAAAACAATTTATAAAAATCTATGATTTAAGACCAAATAAAAATCGTTACGATGATATAGTTTTTACAATAGATAAATCTAATATACAAAAAATTGAAAATTAATTATTGTTAACATATAAATATTGATTATGATTGAAATTGAAGATCTTATTAAAAGTAAATATCAAAATGAAGAAATTAATAATTTAGTATTTGAATTTATTTCAAAAGATAGTAATAATTTAAATTATGATATAGAGTTTAAATTATTATGTAAAAAATATTCTATTGTTCCTAGTAAAAATGAAATTAGAAAAGTATATCAAAATAATTTTAGTGAAATCAAAATCAGTAATAATATGAAAAGATGGATGATTAAAAAAGTTACACGTAGTGAATCAGGTGTTTTAGTTGTTACAATTGTAACAAAACCTGGTAATAATGTAAAATTTTCTTGTCCAGAAAAGTGTGCATATTGCCCAACTGAAACTGATTTACATGGTAAACCTACACAACCAAAATCATACATATCAACTGAACCTGCAATGATGAGAGCACTACACTCTAATTTTGACATTAAAGGTCAAGTAAATGATAGATTAAAATCTTATATTAATACTGGTAATATTAAAGAAAATAAGAAAAAAAAGAAAATCGAAGTAATATTATCAGGAGGAACATGGGATGTAATGCCAAAAAGTTATAGAGATCAAGTAATAAATGAATTATATTGGTCATTTAATACTTTTGGAGAAAAAACTCCTCGTAAAATGTTAAGTATTGCAGAAGAAATAAATATTAACCAAACATCTTTATATGGTGTAATTGGATTAAGTATTGAAACCAGACCAGATTATATAACTAAAAAATCAATTTGTGATTATTTAAATTATGGAGTTACACGAGTTCAAATTGGTGTTCAACATACTGATGATAATGTGTTAAAATATATTAATAGGGGTTGTTTAACAAAACATACAATTAGAGCAATTAGATTATTAAAAATGGTTGGATTAAAAATTGTTATTCATATAATGCCTGATTTACCATCATCAACAAAAGAAAAAGATATTTTGATGTTTAAAAGACTTTTGGAGGATAGTAATTTACAATTTGATGATATTAAAATTTATCCTACTGCTGTTATAAAATCTGCTTCAGATGATTTAATAGTAAATAGTGATATCAATAAATGGTATGAAAAAGGCACTTATAAACCTTATGCTGAAGAAAATCTAAATGATTTATTTGATGTTTGTATTTATTATAAATCTAGAGTTAAATCATGGGTTAGAATTGAAAGATTAATTCGAGATATTCCTAAAAAGAGTATAACAGTTGGTTATAATAAAGTAAGTAATTTAAGACAATTAGTATTAGATAGAATGACTAAAAATGGAGAAAAATGTAATTGTATTAGATGTAGAGAAGTTAAAAATAATAATTACAAGTTTGATAATATCAAATTAGTAGTAAGGAAATATATTGCATCAGATGGTTTAGAGTTCCATATTACGTATGAAACAGAAAAATATTATTGGACATTTAGTTATGTTTTATTTTTATTTTTATATTTTGTAAATAAAATTTTATTAAACAAAATAATTTATTATGGTGGTAATGATAAATTATATGAACACTGTTTTGGATTTTTAAGATTGAGAATTGATCCAACACCTGGTGGAGATTTCGTACCAGAAATTAATAATTGTGGTATTATTCGTGAAGTACATGTTTATGGTATTTCATCAGAAGTTGGTACTAATAATGATTTATCATCACAACATAAAGGAATTGGTCAAAAATTAATTAAAACTGCTGAAGATATTATTCAGAAATATGGTCTTAATAAAGTAGCTATTATTGCAGGTATCGGTGCTAGAGAATATTATAAAAATAAATGTGGATATAGTTTAAAAGAACACTATATGATAAAAGATTTTTAATCCATTTATTAAACATTAATTTTCAATATCATTTATCTAAATTTAGTAATATTATATACTTATTATTATAGATGAACTCTAAATCAAAAAACATAAAAAAAATATCAGATGACTTAAAAATAATGTCATTTAATATTTTAGCAGATGCACCAATTTGGAAAAAAAATATGCAAGTATAAAAAAAGAAAAATTTATTTATTGGAATTATAGAAAAAAATTAATAATTGATATCATTTCTAAATATGAACCAGATATTTGTTTATTATGTGAAGTTGAATACAGTAACATTATCTTTTTCTCTAAATTTTGTATTAAAAATAATTATGGTTATATTTATACATGGTTTTATTTTTATATATTTAATTGTTCCATCTAATATACTTTAAATGGATATTATATGATTAAGAATTTATAATTCATTTATTAAACTTTGTAAAGTTATAATTTGATCTACAAATTTTTTGCATACCTTTCATGTTTTTTATTTGAACTTGACATATAAGACTTTTCTTTACAACGAAGAAAACTTTGGTATTCCGCATAGTTTTCAAATATTTTTTTTATATCACATATTCGAATTAGTTTAGTTGATTTATCGACATATATTGAATCTTTAGTCATGTTTAATGAATCATAATCAGCCACCTTTATTTCTGATACTGTTTGAGGAATTCCTTCATATATTGAATTTACATGGAGTAATAAAATACCGTCGTCTGTTAATACTAATCGTTTAAGCTGATTAGGTTGTGTGTGTGATGAATCAGCAGATTCATAAGATTTTTGAGGAGGTGGTGGAGGTGATGGAGATTGTTGAGTAAATGCATATGCATATTCATATTCATGAGAAACATAAGGTTCTAATTCAGGTACGGATGTTAATATTCTAATACCATACATTATAGTTTCTTGATTAGAGAGTGATTCATTGATACTTATATAAAGTACTTTACACTCATTTTGCAGTTCAATTTTTTTAACTATTATACCGTTACGAATAATTATTATTTTATGACCTGGATTTAATATAACTCTTTCGCCTATTTTTCTTCTTGCTATCTCGAGTGCGCGTTCACTTGGTTTTCTTTGTTCTTTCTCGTATATGCCTTGACCGTTACTAAGCCTTTGATTGAAACCTAGTCCTTTACTGAAGTCTCTTTTTATTACTTTCGCTTGTTCTGGTTCTATTGTCATCGGTCGTTCTTGTTCTCGTTCTATTGCCATCGGTCGTTCTCGTTCTATTGCCATCGGTCGTTCTCGTTCTATTGCCATCGGTCGTTCTTGTTCTTGTTCTCTTATAGCTTGTTCGTATCCTGGTTTTAATTGTCCATGTTTTTTTTGTAATATTCTATTTAAAAACCCACCTTTTAAATTAAAATATTTTTCTTTATATTTTAAATATTTTTCTCTATATGACATATATATAATAAACTATATATTAAATTGTATGAAATAATAAATTTGTTAAATTCAAAATTTTACTGCTTCAATAATTCTTTAGAGTATATTAAAAGATTTTTTTCATAAACTACCATAAATAAATCAATTATTGGAAATTACAGATTTATACATGGTTTTATTTTTATATATTTAATTGTTCCATCTAATATACTTTAAATGGATATTATATGATTAAGAATTTATAATTCATTTATTAAACTTTGTAAATTTTTAATTTGATTTTCGATGTCACTTATTTTACTATTTAAAAAAGAAAAAGATTTTACTAAGTCATCAATATCTTTGTCTAGATTTGTTAGGAATATACTTTTTTCATCACTATAATATGCATCAGATCTTTTAATTTGATCTTTTAGTTCAAGTAATTGAGAATATCTCTCATTTTTAGATAGTTGATCTTCTTCTAATATATATAAATATTGGGTTGCTGAATGTAGTTCTTCAAATAATTCTTGTTTTCTTTTAGTTAAACTATCTAATTCAGTTAAATTACCATTAACATTTACAAGAGGTTTAAAAGGAACATGTGGGTTTAATGATAATTGATCTTTACCATCTTCTAAGACTAACATAAAATGATCAAGACCATATTGTGCAATCTTAAGTCTATTATTTCCAGAACCTAATACGGCCACTGAATCACCATTGAATAATACAGTACCACTTCTAGTAACAGGTACTACTATTATCTGTAAATCAAATAATGCACAAATTCTATCTGCAGCTGAACTAAATGATGGTATTGTTGAATCAAACATTATTCTTTCAGTAGAAGAATCTAAACCAGCTAAATTACGTAATTGTCTTAATGTAAGATCTGGATGTCCATTTTTATGCAAATGTTGAAGAATAGAAATCCAAAAACATTGATTCGACATTCCTTCCATACTTCCACTATTAGGCTGTGTTCTCAACCTCTTCCCATTTTCAGGTACTTGAATTAATTTACCTTTTCCTGGAAATGTTTTAACTACTGTATTACCTAGACCTTGACTGTAACCTCGCCCTTGACCGTTACTAGGCTCTTGATTGAAACTGAAACCTAGTCCTTGACCGTTACTACGCCTTTGATTGAAACCTAGTCCTTGACCGTTACTACGCCTTTGATTGAAACCTAGTCCTTGACCGTTACTAGGCCCTTGACCGTTACTAGGCCCTTGACCGTTACTAGGCCCTTGACCGTTACTAGGCCCTTGACCGTTACGAAGCCTTTGATTGAAACCTAGTCCTTGACCGTTACGAAGCCTTTGATTGAAACCTAGTCCTTGACCGTTACTAGGCTCTTGACCGTTACGAAGCCTTTGATTGAAACCTAGTCCTTGACCGTTACTACGCCCTTGACTGAAATCTCTATCTTTATTACCACCTTGCATTTTTTTTAAAAGTAAATATTTTTTTTTATATTTTAAATATTTTTCCTGATAATCCATATATAATATAAGATATATAAATATAAGATATATAAAAAAAAATGATTTATATTACTTTTGTATTATTTATACAGATTATGACCATCGATAAGTAACATCAAATCATCAACACGTAATATTAAATCGTCAAATAAGCTCTGTAAAGATTTACTAGGTCTTTGTTTCACGAGTCCTGATCCACCAATAATTAATTCTTTTTTTAATTCTAAATACTTTTTTTTGTATTTTATGTATTTTTCATAATTATTCATTAATTTATATAAATAATTAGTAAAAATTATTCTTCAACTTTATTAATATATGATGCCATTTCTTGATTAATTTTATCAACATCTAAACCTAAATCATTTTTAAAAATATTATTAATTTCATCTCTATTATCTAGTCCAGTTTCTTTTAATTTGTTAACAACATCAAACAATTTACTAAAGTTATTTGCTTCATCGCCAGATAACATTCCAAGTAGACCTGAATTATTAACCATATTTAACATATTGCTTATGACTGGTTTTTCATTGACTTCATCGAGTTTACCTATTTCTACATTTGATGTTGAAAAATTTTCATCAATAATGATAGGTTCTAATTTTTGTTCTGATTCAGTAGTTCCACTCATTTTTAATAATGGATCAATAATATTTTTCATATTTTCCATACCAGGAACATTTGATTTTAAACTATCAATTAAACCATTAAAATCAATTTCACCATTATTAATTTTACTTTCATATTTTTTAGTTAATTCGCCAGATAAATTTAATATATTTTCCATTGTATTTTTACCTGTCATTGCATCTTCAAAGGATTTAAAGATATCATTAATCATATTATTAGTTGGTTCGTTTAATTTGTCAGTCTGGAATAAGTTTTGAATAGATTTTTTTGTTTGATCTAATTTAAATACTTTATTAATTAAACATTCTTTTAATCTATTAATTCTTTCTTCTAGTTGTTTTGAAGGTGTTGAAATATTTTCTTGGTCTAAAAATAATTTTAAGATTTTATGTAAATTTAACCATAATTTTTCTTTAACATTATCTGGTTGATTATTAAAAATTTTTTTTAATGAAAGGTGTGATCCAAATAAACTTTCAGAAATTTGATGGGTATCTTTATCTTTATGTGAAAAAACTTTAATTTTTGATTTACAAAAATTATTAAAATTTGCATTTAAACTTAATGTTTTATTTAATTTTTGTATACGTATTATTCGTTGTTCTACAGTTTCATTAATTAGTGACAATATCAACTCATTATTTGGAAATATTTCATTTAAATTAATAATAAAATTATTAAATTCATTGTGTATATTTTCAGGATAAAAACTCATTTATTAACATATTATATAAAAAAATCTTTATATAAATTAGCGCATTATAAAATCAGTAATTTAAAAAATCATCAT